TCAATCTATTGAAATTATCTCTCATCTAGAGTTAAAATATTCACTTTTATCTATAAGATCAGATAGCATTAGAGCTGGCTCCAATCATATATCCTTTACAAGTTCCTTGTTTAAAATCCAGTGAGCGTTTTGTCAAAGTATTTTCATAATAATTATTATTAATAAATAAAAGTATCATGTAATTTTAAAGAACAAAAAAGCCGAATAAGTAGTCTGAGGGGACTTATTCGGCTTTTAGTAGTATATATAATATACTCAATCCAATACCCCCTCTGATATTAAATTGAATATACTATATTTATTGTTTGCTAGCCTATTATATAAATATAAAAGCTAAAAGCAAATGTTTTTATTGATAATTTTTAGTTATTTTTAATAATTAAAAAACTAACCCTTTAAGAGCTAGTTTGCGACGTATGGCGTCATTATACCATAAAATCATTTATACTATCTTAAAACTCATTTTAATATAGTATAAGGATACTATATAGACTTTTTAAATTGTTTCTTCAGGTCCATCATCCTTTTAGCTGTTATTTCTCAACTAAATATTTTTTCTATACATCTCTCTATCATTATAGCGGTTTCCCCTCTCGTGATTGATTTATTGTTATCTTTCCCGTTATATATTCAAAGTGAAAATAGTATTTTTTGTTCGTCAAACTCTATATTGTTCATAAGTGTTCTTTTATGTGATAATATATCATCCTTTTTGTCAAGTAATGAGTATTTACTATTATACAATAGTCAAAAATCTTTGTATAATAAATAATTTTTTCATTTATCATACTTATCTTTTCAGTAGCTATTTTTTATTATTAGTACCTCCCTTTCATCATCATATCATATAATCACCACCGCGTGCCCATATGATTTACCTTCTTTAAGTATGTAAGGCGCAGTGTCACCCCATATTATTCTATTACTCCCACATACTACTGGGCGGTTGTTAGCTATCGAATGTTTTATCTCTTCTATAGTTTTTACAAGCGCATATCATTTTATTAATCATTTTTTAAGTAGTAGTTTTGGTCAGTCCACTATATACGCTCCAGCATTTGGGTCAAGGGTTCAGTCTGTTATAGCTTCTAGGCCTAAATCAATTCCATTTGTCACTATTCAACTCCCCTCTATATTATTCTCTATATTAGTACCGTGGGCTGATGAGAAGAACACACACATATATTTTGTTATTATATCCAGACTCTGATCTTGATAGTCGTCCACTTTGTCTATTATCTTTTTATTGACATAACTTCACGCTATTCAGTAAAAGTCCTTGTATATATAATCTCTATCGTCCTCCTTATCTAACGCGTAGTCTTGTTGTGGTGTCATAAATATATAAGTTATTTAATAAGGTTATTTACTACTAGTATATCCATTAATCATTGTTCTATATCATCGGGTATACTTTTTAGTTCTATTTTTGGGAACTGTATATTTGTACTATCCTCCATTAAGTTATCATTATATTCCTCTATCAATTTATTAGCCTTACTCAGTACTGATTTGTATCTATTTCTCAACTTTTCCATTTGTTCTTCAAATTCTATCCTTTTATCTTCCTTTATTTTATACTTTCAATTATCATTTACTAAATCTCAATTATCCAATCTCTCTCAGTATTTGTTACATAGTTCTATCCTCTCTACCTCATATGCTTCTAATTCTTTATACTTAGGGAGTACACTCTGTAACAATTTTATCTCATTATTAAGTAATGCTTTAGTTTTAGATATAAAAAATTTAAACTTAGAGTCCCCACTACTGGAAGCACAAGTATAATTGTATAAAGTTAACAAGTCTTTATTTTTCATTATTAAGAGTTATATAATTAAAATGTTTATAGCCAAATGATCTTACTCATACATAAGCTATATATGCAAGTATAATATAAAATCACTCTTTTGCAAGGTTAAAGTTAGCTTTCATTATATCATCTATGAGCCTTGTAAAGAATCCCCTATCAGCTTTCTGTTTATCCTCCTCAGTTCAACCTATATAATAATTAAGGTCGTGCATATCCCCGCTTGCTTCTATATCTATATCAAGACTATTAGTTATACAGTCTATAAGATAGTTTACTCCCCATATAGATTTCTGCGGTCATACTCAGTTTACTATTCATTTAGCCCTTAATATATCCATACTATCTTTTGATATAGTCCCGGTTGTTCTGTAAGTAATTATTATTTCTTTTATTGTCATAATTGCTTTATTATAAAATATACTGTCATTATACTATGATATACTATTCATAGTAATATAGAGGTTAATAACATATTAATAATATAATATGCTAGCCTATGTCTCTTTTCCAATTTCCTGGTTAAATTATATATCTTTATTACCACTTGCCTTATACTTATTAAATAAACTTCATAAATCAATACCTATTAAGTGTCAAGCTACTCACATTGCAAAGTATTCAAATGTACTAGTTACTTCCGTTCAGTGTGATATCATCCATAAATACACAAGTAGAATAGATAGACTAGCAAGTTTCTCAATATTTAATATTTTTATTATTAATGGGTTGTATTTATATGCGCCTGCTACATATCAGAATATGAATCATATAGTAAATATTCAAGCAAGAGAAAGATGTATCACGTCATTTGTCATAATATTCTATTATTATCTAATATGTTTTATTTTATTACTCAACCAGTAAAACTTGCCTCATTATTTACTATATAATTTAGTAATCAAGACACGTCTCAATTAGTAGTATCTATATTAGATATATTATAAGTGAACTGCAAGTTTAGTGTTCACTCATTTAATTCATTTTTATTATTAAGTTCTGTCAAATTTAAATAAGGTTTTAATCTTACTGTAAAAGTATTATTTTCTAAATCGTGCATATAAAAGCTAGGTGCAAATATTGTTGCACTTACTCATTGTAGTGCTATTGTCTTTTGTATATACATAATATATAAAGTAAAAAAATATAAATTAAGCGGGTGCTATCATAGTAACGGTTCAGGCGCTTCATTTCCAATATAAAGCTCATCAGCTACTATAAAATACTCATCATCCAATAGGTGTCAAGCTGGGGGCAGTAGTTGCATTAGCTATTGCTTGTACTCATACTCATCAAGCATAATCAGTAGTAGAAAATCATAAGTTCTTGTTAAGAAAATCTCAATGGATTAGTGGAGTAGTAGTTAATGTATTCGCAATATAAAGTTTGTTACTTCAAGTTTCACTATATCCTGCCCTATATCATATAGTCACATTTCCTGAACCTAGTAAATTAAATCAAGAGGAACTTCATATACATAAATTATTATTTCAAGCAGTATTTAGCCTTAATGAATTAACTCATATTGATGTATTACCTCATCAAGTAGTTATTGCAAAACTAGAATTTGTTCATATTGCTGTATTTCCAGAATTAGTAGAATTTAATAAAGAGTTAGCTCCAATTGCGACAGATGAACTTCACGTTATATTCTTAGATAAAACCCCAAAACCAATAGCTATATTATTACCTCCAGTAGTATTACTACTTAAAGAACTACTACCTATTGCAATATTTAGAGCTCCAGTAGTATTTCATATTAACGCACTACTACCTATTGCAATACTTCTATTACCTCAAGTATTAAAATACATTGCTTGATTTCAAATAGCTATGTTACTACCTTGTGTAGTATTATTATATAGTGAGTAACTTCATATAGCGACATTAGTACCACCAGTAGTAGTGAAAACTAATGAGTTATATCATAGAGCCATATTATTACTAGCAGTAGTGATACTTCTTCAACTATTAAATCATATACCAATATTACTACTTCAAGTAGTATTATTTAATAGTGCACTTCATCATATAGCTATATTTTGAGGACCTGTAGTATTCTTTTGAAGAGAGGACTGTCATATGGCTACATTGTTGCTAGAAGTAGTATTAAAAAGTAATGATGCATTTCCTATTCCTATGTTTCATATTCCGGAAGTATTACTAAAAAGTGCATTACTTCATAGTGCCACATTTCAACCCCCGGTAGTATTACTAAGTGTAGAACTTCAAATAGCAGTATTTTGAGATCATCATATAGCATTAGCCATACTAGAACCTCATATCGCTATATTAAAACTAGTTGTAGTGTTGGACTGTAAAGCGCTTGCACCTATAGCTACATTATCTTTTCAAGTAGTATTATTAGTAAGTGCTTGTGTTCATAAAGCCATTAATCAACTTCAAGTAGTATTATTAGCCAATGCACTACTTCACACCGCTACATTACTTCATCAAGTATTGCTAGCTAGTGCAAAGTATCATATACCTATACAACTTTGCATTCAAGTAGAAGATAGTCAAGAACCATATCATAATAATACATTATTATTTCAAGTAGTCATAAATCTACCAGACTCATTTCATATGAGAGTATTAGAACTTCATACTCATAATTGCCAACCAGCTCTAAATCATACAGCAGTATTACTTCATCAAGTAGTTACACTCTTTAGGCTCCATTGTCAAAAGCTTGTATTTACTTGTCAAGTACTAGTTAAGTTATTTGATTGAAATCAAAGAGAAGTATTTAAATTAGTAGTGTCAAATCTAATATAGTCCTTTACTTCTAATGGCGCAATAGGGGTATTGGTTCATATTCATAGTCTCTTATTTAGATTATCCCAAAAGAAATTAGCATTATCTTCTATTATAGTGGTCCCATTACCAAATCATACTGAACCACTTGCTAGCGCTATAGCACCACCACCTCATCAAACACTAGCCTTCCATATAGCACTGCCCGTTGTAGTGTCTTTAGTTAATACAAATTCATTTGTTGCAGGTCATACTTGTGTTAGCGCGTCTATAGAGGCTTGTGCTGTTGTCTGTCAAGTTCAACCATTTGCAATTGCAACAGCTGAACCATTCCAGACCCCTGATGTGACAGTTCATATAATAGATAAATTAGTACTTCAAGCCCGTGTACTGAGCGCTGTATTTTCCACATTTCAAAGTCATATATCTGTACTGTTTACATTATGCGGATTTCAAGTTGTAATTAATCTATGAGCTGTATTAGTAGACACACTTGTATTAGCTGATACTCTTGAATCAGTATAATATAGGTTTATTCACTCGTTTATATCAGTAGTAGTTTTAGTCGCTAGATTAGAAGTAAAGCTAGACGCAAAGTTTACAGTATTAAATTTGAGGTCTAATGCCGTTTGTAGGTCTATCTGGTTAGATAACACCCCCGTCATCTCTCACCGCGCTAAATTGCCCCGTATAGTGTCATAATTTGTATTACTTGCTTTCTTGAGATATTGCGAAGTGGTTCATAAAATTGGCACTCATGCACCAGCTACTCATATAGTGGAGCTAACTTGTATTGTCGGTGATACAGTAGTCACTTGTATAGTTGCAGGAGTTGTATATGCATATACTGTAGAGGCTCAAGTATTAACTGTTATATTCATTATGGTATAGTTATTTCATAAGTTATTGTAAATTTACCATTTAAGAAAGTAGTTATATCTCCAGCTTGACTAATCCACTGCATATCATAATAGTAATCTCCAGTAGCTATACTCATTGTTGCCCCTGGCACATTTATATCAGCTATTCAGCTCGCTGGCGTAGTAAGTGTTGCATTTGCTTGTAAGATATTTATAGTGTCCCCTTTATTCTTTTTAATTGTAAAGGTTATTGTACTTCATGTTATATCAGTTGCTAGATTTGTTATAGGGTCTTTAAATAAAAGAGAGCGAATAAAACTATCTCATTTTATGTGTTGTATATCTAGTATCATCGTTTAAAAATTATGTTTTAATTATATAGTTTATAACTATATACGGTTGTAAATTATTATGAGGTCAATCTCATCATTGTACCCCAGTAGCAATTACCACACCAGAATTACTATATCACGTACTTGCTGTATTAGCATTTATACCAGTTGCAAGTCATCAAGCAAAACCATTTATAGCGTCTAATGATACTGAGTGATTATGAATAGGCATTTCTGTAGGTGTTAATGTATGAGTTTCAGCACCTCACACATTTCATAAAGCATTAAAAGTTCAAGTTCATAGTCCTACAGGCGTCCTATTCTGCATATTTGGAATATTGAATGTTGTCACACCGTCTCATACTCCATAAATAGTCCCTATTACTGCGAATAAGGATGCATAAGTGGTTCTAGAGATAGCCCCTCCATTACATACTAACCAGCCTATTGGAGCGGTTGTAGTACTCCATAACTTTATCTCGCCACTTAGACTTCATCATAAAGGTGTGCCATCTTTTCTCTCATAACTTGCGATCCTCCAGTTCCCCCCTCCTTCACTTATAACAATAGCTACATCTCCAGCCTGTGTTGTTATATTTGAACCAGTAGGTAGTATCATACTTGTGGCGTTGTGTGTGAGTGTTAGAACACTATCAAAGACTAATTCATATTTAGCCCCAGCGGATACCACTCAGAAACTATTTATAGTAGTTGCTCAAGTTATATGTATATAGTTTCAGGTAGCATTTGCTAGATTAGTTGTTGTCGCACTTACTATATTAGTACCTTGCGCTTGCTTAAGTGGTCCAGTTATTATGCCACCAGTAGTTGGTAGTTTATTGTTCACCTCTGTTTGTATATCAGTTATAACTGAAGGTGTTATCACAAGTGATATAGTATCACCAGCAGAAAAGGTTTGAGCGGTTGCAGTTTGTGTTACTGCTGTATAACTAGCAGGGCAAGCTTCTGAAGCTCTTGTGACCGTTAGAGTATCTCATATTCTGTTGGTGCAAGTTGCTATCTCTCTTTTTATCACATTATTATTAACATCTAAACTTTCGGCTTTTATAATAAAAGGGAATGTAGTAGGAAATAATCAACCTTGTCAAGCAGTGAGTATCCAGGTTGTAGTCCCGGCGGTTATATTGGATGCAAAAGTTCACTGCGCTAAATTGGATCATGTGTATTGTTGGAATACCATATATTTATATTAAGGAATTAAAGTTTTCACTAAACTATTGAAGTCTTCTAGGTGTATGACCACTGTATCTTTATTATAAGATAATTTCACTATCTGCAAGTTACTGATCTGTAGGTTAGTATTTAACACTGAAACAGTGTCTCATATATCTATAGTTTCTATATCATAACTATTATTAACTACAATCTTTATCTTCCTTTTAAAATCTTTATTACTAGCTATATATTTACTAGCAGAGCTATTCGCACTTGCTAAATCAACAATTGAGGTTTTAGTTTCTCTTAATTCTCTTAATCAATAATTTGTTTGGCTAGCTATATCTATCGCACTAACTGTACCAGCTGAATACGTTAAACTATAAGAGTTAACTACTGATTCACTGTCATCTGATATATCTATAGAATTAACGTCTTTTCATACTGTAAATAAGTGCTTCGGTGTTGCTTGTCTGGTGTTAAATATAACAGTTCAGTCTGCCTTAATATAAAAGTATCTATCAGTAAGGGCTGTTATATTTTTTAATCAAGCTAAACATTTTGTATAATTAAAACTATAATTGATGTTACTTCAGTAATTAATAATCCCGTTTGTATTCAACCAGGGGGCTGTATACACTGTATTGAAGTAGTTAACTATATCTATTATCGTAAGAGCCGGATCCTGGTTCTTTGTGAAAGTATATACCCCACCAATCTTTGCATATATGAAGTGCATAATCATTCAGAGTCAAAGTAATGATAATCTAATAGTTTCTTTATTGAAGGCTAGTATTCTATTTATAATGCTTACATATCATGTATACATTAGTATTCCTGTGGGGTGTAGGTCTGTGTAGGCATAAACTTTTATTATATCTCCATAAACTATTGAGGTGTCATTAAAAGGTATGTTTATATCTATAACGCAATCATTCTGTCCGCTGTTTATAGATGCATTAAAAGATAAATCGTTGATAATGCTTCATCAAGCTATTGTCTTTTTAAAGGTTCATGATGTGCTATATACTTTATATTCGTATCTCTTTTGCATACTATAGGTAGTTATTTCTATATATTGTTGTTATATCAGCCACAAATGTTCAGTTTACTGTAGTTATAATACTATTTATTCCAGTTGTCAACTCGGGAAAAGTTCAACTGTACTCTTGTAATGCTCCGTTCAACCTAACTTCCTGGTTTAGACAGTCAATTAATAATATATCGCCTGCGGATATTATGCCTGTATGAGTGATTGTTGTAGCTCATATATTCACCGACACACTGTTAACGGATGTTGCGGTTGTAAAAGTTATGTATATTTGTGGATTACTTATCACACTTCATATATTTGTTACCTCTAGAGTAAAAGGAGAAACTGCAGTAGTTCAGCTTACAGAACTATCAGTTTCATCATAAAAGAAACTATCAGTGGTCATAAATTCAATCACTACTGGTGTAAAATTTATATGGAAGTAATCCCTTTTTATTGTTAATTTTGTCAGTGTTGCCTTTGTTTGCCTTATCTTGAATTGTGTTTTATATTTAAATAATGCATTGGGAACCGACAGGTTTGTTTTTATTTCATCTATAAGTTGCTCCATTGTATCTCTTGTAGAACTTTTAATAACTCCAGTTAGTTTTATCTTTCTACTCCTAAAGTATCTACTTAAAAATCACACTCAATCTCCTCTCGGAATATTATATGTATTATTTTCTACCAGAGGTGTATCAAATACTTCCTGTTTACTTATAATTATATTAGCATTCTGTAGGCTATAGCCATTGAAGCTTAGATCCCCTGTCGGGATATATGTCGGAATTGTAGATGTTGAATATTGACTTGCATATTGGTTATTTCAATACATACTGTTTTATCTTATTAATTATTAGCCCCAGCCTGCCTTAAGACTGCACTCCTAGACACACTTTCCTCAAATTTTGCTACCATCATATCTACTAATCCCGCAGTATCTTCTTTACTTCATATACTAACATTATTCATTCATACATTTATATTAACCCCACCATTACCAATTTTTTGCCCCTGTGTGTTGTCGTGAAGTGTTTGTGGTGTATAACTACCTGAAGTAGTACTTGCGGGGCTTCAGCCTCCATTTAATTGGTTCATTTTATTCATATAGTCTATTGCCTCCTTGGTTTTGTCTATCTGTTTTTGTATTCTCTCTCAAAACTTATCAAAATATATTTTATCTATGCTATTTTTAGTTTTTACTAATGATACATAATTAAGAGCCTCATCTTTTATAGCTTGTAGTTTAGCAGTCTGCAAATCTTGTAGTCTTGTTAGCTCATTCTCCGCTTGCATTTTCTTTATATTTGTCTGCTCTATTGTTTTATCTGTGATAGTCTGTTCGTTCGCTATTTTTGTTTGTTGTATCAAATCACTACCTGCATACTTTTTAGCGGTTGCTAGCTCTTGTTCTAGCTTGTATATCTTCTCTTTAGCGACTGCAGTCAATCAAGTATTGAGTAGCGCCTCTTTATCCGCTTTTAATCATTCTAATTTAGTTGCATTTGCCTTCCTTGTCGCTTCATCTGTTTTAGTAGTCTCCCCCCTTATAGCTATTTGAGTGCTTGCAATATCTTCGTTTAGTTTTGCAAGTTGTGAGGTTTTATCACTTCATCAAGTAGTAGATTTTATATTAGCTATCTCTTTCTCTATATCTAGAGCCCTATTTGCTACACTACTCTTTCATTTGCTTCATATATTATCTATAAGTTTTTTTTGTTTTTCTATTTGATTAGTAAGTTTCGCATATTCATCTTTTAAAGATTTTACTTTTTTTAAACTATCATCTGTTCAGCTATTCATTGTGTCGTAGTATCATTTCAAAGTGTCTTTCTGTTTAGCTATTTCATCAGCTACTCTCTTAGCCTCTTCAGCTAGTTTCTTTTGATTGTTTGTCGTATCAGCTATAGATAGATTTATACTATCAAGCCCTTTAAATTGCATCTCTTTTGTTGCTTTTACTACATCCCCGCCTGTAGATTTAAAATCTTCTACGGAAGTCGACATTTTACCTACTTCGGCCATCACCTTATCTGCCATCGCTTCATTATCTGAACTTATAGTTTTATCTATTCCATCAATTGTTAATTGTGTTAGCTTTAATTCTTTGTCTATATCCTTAGTATTTTTCCTCATACTATCTGCAGTCCTCTTAAATTTATCAGACATTTCCCCGGGTGTGAATTCTGCAAGCTTATCCGCTATTTTTCATATTAGTCAATATATCCAACTCTTAACATTTAGAAATCATTTCTTAATAAAAGCTATTCACTTAGCTAAATAATTTACAATTGTATCAGTAAAAAAACTCATTATCATTATTCAGGCTATCTTAAGTGCTGATATACCATTTGTCATCGCAAGTAGTAGCCCCTGTATACTTAACCGTTGTGTCTTTTGTGATTTGCTAGACTCCTCTTCTGTTTTGCTAAATAATCATCATATAAAGCCTGTTATTGATGTATATACGTTTTTTACCATACCATACATACTGACCACTAAATCTATAATACTATTTATAAACTTCGCCCCTTGCTTCACTATACCCGCTCAATTTTTTGCAAAAAAGGCTGATATCTTCTTAACTCATACTTTTAACTTAGGAATTAATTTCCCTCCAAAGTCTCTCAGCATTATAGATATAGAGTCTTTAAGATTTGACACCATACCACCAAATGTGGAAGACTGCTTTTTCATTAAGTCATTAAATTTCCCACCTTCTCAAGTCATATCTCACATAGCTTTTTGCACCATTGGGAATCATATTTGACCGGCACTTATCATATCTTGTATTTCTGGAACTGTCTTATTGAATGATTTTGCTAATTGATCTACAAGTGGCACCCCAGCCTCTGTAAACTGCATAAGTTCATCTCACATAAGCCTACCCTTTGCAGACACTTGTCAATAAGCTGTTATAAGTTGCGGTAGCTTATCTTTTCATACTCCAGACGCTATATCTCATATACTTTTCAGACTTGCCATTGTCTGGTCTGCTGGTATTCAAAAAGCTAGAAGTTTAGACGCTGAGTCTTGTAGCCCGGATATCTCAAAAGGCGTATTTTGTGCGAAGTCTGTTATCTGTTGTAACATTTGTTGCCCCGCTTCAGCACTTCATAACATAGTATCAAAAGCCACTCTAGATTGTTCGTAATCTGAAGCACTATTAACCGCAACCGTTCATAATGATGCGATAGCCCCTATTCATAATGATTTAAGTGATAGCAGTCATCAAAGTAATCATCATGATGATTTCCCTGCCCTTTTTCCTTTATTACTTAAGTCGTCTATACTGCCCGACACATTATCAATAGACTTGCTAGCGTCATCCTTTGCACTGATTAATATATCTATTTTATTACTCATATTTACTTTAAGTTAAGTTTTTGGGTGTCTCTTTTACTCTGCAGGTAGTCCTCTCTATTCTTTGCTAAGTATATCTGCTTATGTAAATTTATAATATATATATCCTGTTCCTCATATAAAGAAGGGGGACAGTGATAGACTTCTTTCATAAGGACATAGTCCATATATTCATCACACACCGTGCCCCCTTGTATACTTCTCTTAACTCTTTTTAAGATTTCTTCTTGTTGCTCTTGCTTTTTTTTTCATTATCAAATATAGCCTGTTTTAATGCCTCATAGTCATCCGGCGATAAGTTATCTAGCTCGTCTTGTGATAGCCCGAACAATAGTTGCACCCTCTTTTCTTCTGCCCTGGTGGAGTTAATGGCTGGAAATTGCATATTAGTTGTGTCGCCTGGATCTACCATTATTCACTCCATTAACATTTCCTGGACTTCTCTAGCCATCTTCCTTGTCTCTGTAAGTATTCCTACTTCTCTATCTAAACTTTTTAATTTCATATATAAGTAATAAATAATAAAATATTATGCATATTGTGTTGCTCTTGAATTCTGTAATGTTGCGTTAATTGTTTGAGTATTAGTAGTGTCATATATAGCAGTAAATCATACTGTTTGTTTAATTACTCAGTTGTTATCTGTTGTCATATCCCAAGTATCTTGTCTAGTATTAGCGAATTGAAAAGTTAGCTTATTTTTTAGTGTAGCACCTACCAAAGCCCTTCAACTTATATTTATTTCCATAGCTTTCGCTGTTCCATTTAAGTAGTTACTCTCAAAAGCAACTCAGCTAGTGTCATACACTACTTCAAAGTCTCATGAAACTGTAAACTGCTGGTTGTGTTGTGTTGTAAAGTCTAGTGCCTCAGTTGTTACGGAACTAGTAAACACTTGCATTAAATTTTTATTTATTGTAAATTTAGCATTAGTGACTGATACAGGTGTCGCGGCCGCTAATCATCCTAGAGTAGAAGCGAACTTAACTTGCATATTACTCACAAGGAACACTTCATCAGCTGTATTAAAAGCTAAAGTAGGTGCGGTCGTACCGGATATACTTCTCCCCTTAGTGGCTACATTAAATTTTAGATAATCCCCCACTGCCCCAGTAAAGTCTACACTTTCAAGCATACTATATTTAGAAAAGTAGTCGATCGTTCCATTATTTCTATATATTGTTGCGGTTGGATGAGTATTATTATTTAGCCTAGTAAATGTATGGTTATACACTCAAGTCTCTAAAAGTGCAGGTGTTCACGCAGTTCATAAAGCTAAAAGTAGCAACCATCATATATTATGACTTCTAGCTATACCATCCGCAGTAAATTCGCTTATTTTACTAGCTATATGCTCCCCACTATTTTCATCTATAATACCAAATCAACTATTATCTTTTATAAAAGTATTAGTTGGTTTAAGTTTTCAACTATTAACCGGAATATATGCTACAGTAGCTGCAGTAGTACCAGGAGTTGTTTCTATTCAAAGTGCAAAGGTTTGTTGCCTTCATATCTCAATTGCCATATATTATTAGTTAAGAATTAAGTTTACTAAGTGCTTCTTCGTAGTTTCTCGCCTTGATAACTCTATCTAAAGCTGGGAATACAAAGTCATGTAGTGGTTCCTCATCTTTTATCTTTTTGGTTTTTCACATAAAAAAATAAATTAAAAACTAAATTGTAAATATCTCCCTGATCGTGAGTGTTATCTCACACACTCGAGACGGTGCCTGTTGTCAATCATACCATCCCCAACTAGTAGTTATTGGTAGTATATTTATTACGGTGCCTGCTAAAGTCTGGTTGTTTAGCTTTCTGAGCTCTGCTATTATATTGTCACATAATAGTCTCATTCTAGGCTCCATACTAGACACTACTTTATTCATATCTACAACCCTTATTACAAGCTCGTAACTAGCCTCATTAGTGCTTGTGTCAAGCTCTTTTTCACTCCCTGATTTCATACTTATGGTTGTAAATGGGAAAGAATTGCTATCTTTCACATCATAATTATAAACTGCAGTAAGTGTAGTGGTAGCTATCAAGCTTGTAAGTAGGTTGTTTATTGAGTTTCATACGGTGCTATATCACATCTATTTCTTTATTAATCTTAATATTTTATTATACGATTTCTCAAACTCTGTCTTTATTATATTGCCTCAGCTGTCAAAAGCTTTCTTCATATAAAATCTAGTTCATGGATGGAGTTTATTCTTGTATTCTCTCACCACTGCATATTTAACTTTTCTAGGTCATATATTTATACTTTTAGTGTTTCTTGTTATAATATTAGGTTCAACTCATATACTCCTCCTTAATGTTCCCGACAAATATGGGGCATTCGCTTGTGCCCTTCTCTGTATAGCCTGTCAGGTGTTTGATAGTCCATCTTGTATAAGAAGTGACGGATCAAAGTTTCAAAGCTTAAAGTTTGTTTTTATTACTATGCTCATATTAATCAATTACCGTATTTAGTATATATTCTCAATGTTTTCAGCTCATATCATCAAATATATCCCTGTTTTCCACTGTATAGATAATATTATTTTTGTCAACTATACGGTCCCCTATTTGTATATCTTGCACTCCATTCGACATCATAACGTATAAAGAAGCATTAGTTTGTCAATCAAATCACTGGTTATCATTTCAGCTTTTAGCTTCTATGTATACATCTAATCAAGTGATAATTAGCCCATAAGTGCTTTCGCCTGATATAGTCGTATATCTACTTATATTGACGGTGTTATTGGTTGTTGCTATCATACAGGGTAAATTCAATTTATAATATTCCTATCTATTCATGTAGTTAGCACAGTAATGACTTTATACTTATTCACTATTGCCTGTAAAACTCATTTATTTGAGTTGTCTAGTATTGTATCTAGTCAATTGGTGTCTTTATACTCTATTTCCAAAAGGGATTGTTTAAATCTCTTAATTCACTCTGTTTTTCTAGTATTGTATAATCAGGATGTTAGTATATACATTGCATGTTTAATATCATTTGGCGCAGTTGCAAATCAAGCAGTATAAATAACTGTATTTGTGAATGGAAATACTGGATTAGTTTGCATTGGTAGTTTTAAAGTTATCTTCCTGCCTGCTATAGTGTAATCTGTATTTAATACTCACACACTAATGCCATCTATAGAAGTTATAGAGGTTGGATTTATATTACTCAAGTAAAAGGATTTACCATAAGAAGTATACCCCGCCCCAGTATATGCTGGAAACTTTATATTTTCAGTATATGTTGCCTGTGTAATTGTTGCTACTTTTAACAGGTTATTTAGTATACTCTCAGCACTTAAGATAATACTATCTATAAGCGTGTCCTCTCAGGAGGTACCTAAATAATTATTTGCCTCTGCTAATGTTATATACATATGATATTATGATTACTTTTTAGTCTTTTTACTCTTTTTAGTGTCTGCGCCTTTACTCATATCTACAGAGATGAAACAATTATTCAAAAATATATTTTCATCTGTCTCATTATCTTCTATAATCTCTCACTCTTTTACTGTAATATTGTCACCTTTAGTATTATAATAGCAAGTGTTTCCTTGTCATATATATTGATAGAATTTCATAACGTAGTAGTTAAATTATAAGCTAAACCTTAAGGGGGGATCCCCCTCAAGAGTTAAGATTACAATTATACGGTAGCGTTAAATCAAATTGCTACTGTAGGTTCTGTTTCTCCTGCTAATTGATTAGCAATAGAAAATCACATATAGTAGTAACCTAATACTTGCCAACCATATCATGGAACTCTAAATACCTCTATACTATAATCTCAGCTGTAACCATATTGTACTGAGTCTTTATGTATATACAATACTTGCCCTTTTGTATTATTAGCTGGTGTTCATGATATCTTACCAGTTGCATTTGTTAATGCTAAATCAGTCGCAGTTATAACATCACTTCAAAGAATGTTAGTTACTGCGCCATCTAGTATAGTTGATTTCTGCCCGTTTATGTACCAGTTACTAAGTTCTGGAAGTAATAACATTTTGTTATAAAATCCATTATCTACTACCCACATAAGGTCTTCTGGTGTAGATGCTCTATTACCAACTAGGTTCCTCATAGCAGTGAATGTAGCACTAGAGATAACTCAAGCATTTAGAGAAGTTAATGTACCGTTTAAGGCACTCTTTCTCAGTCCATCACCTCATAAATAATGCTCTGTCCCCGCTGGTGTTCAGTCTATCAAGTTTATATTTGTATTTAAAATAGTTGATATATCACCATTTAGGAGACTAGAAGTTTGAGTCCTTGCCGCACTTGACGCTAATTTCTCATTCATTTTTTGCATAATATCAAGCACATTTACATATCTCACCTCTTCATCTGATATATCTACACTAAACAAATACTTGTTTTGTGATATTGTAACTTTAGAAGTTGGAAGTCTACCCTTACCTTGTGCTATTTGCGAAGCCGCTAATCAGGTAGTCCATTCTCCTGCAAGTTGATGGAAAGGCAATCTACCTATTACTGGTACTTCCATTGTCTTATCCATATTCCTACCGTGATATCACCTTAACCCGTTTATAAAAGTGCTGTACTTTGGCACTATGTCCAAGAAGTCCGTAACCTGTACAGCCCCTGGTACTAATTCAGAACCAAATCAAGTATTTGCCGTATGCACTACCTCATTTATTTTTGTTTCTAGGTTATTTCTAACCATTTTTGACTCATAAGCCTTTTTTATATCATACTGAGCCTCAGACTTTCATTCTGCCTTTAGTTGTGAAGATATAACGTCTGCTAGCTCTTCTGAAGATTTAACTTCAGCTATTTTTTTAGATCATTCCTTTATCATTGTTGTAAATAATTATTTAATAAAATATTACTAGTCGGATCAGTCTTATTTCATACTGGTACCTTAATTGATAATAACTCAGACTCTAATTTCTTAATTTTGCTCTCAAGCGACGCAACCTTTTCGACTGTTGCATCTTTATGCTGACTGATAGTTTTAAGAAAAGAGTCCTTATTCTCAAGCTCTAAGGCTTTAATCTGTTTCACTTCAGAAACTGTAGTCATTATTCAATCTAGTAGCTCTGTAAACTTTAGAATATTTAAGCCTTTTTCATCCATAAATAATTCTATACCCTTAATAATTGCGACCTGCCCCTCCGTCATTATCGGAGGTGTCATTACAGACTGATTTTCAGACTGGTTCGCATTTTGAGGTGACATTTGATTCGCTTCCTTATCTACTTCTGTGTCTGTTTCATTTCCAGCTTCTTTTCCCGTACTGTTTTCTACATCTATCTCTGTATCTGTCTCTTCAGTATCAACATCTACATTAATATTAACAACTACGTCCTTTTTTTCAGTACATTCCATAGTGTTATTACTACACTCGCCGTGTATGGGTGTTTGTTTAGCTCCTACGCTGTCTTTATTATCTTCGCTTACATTGTATCATTTTTCACCTTTCTCATTGCTTATTTCTAATGTTTTTGGGGTGAATAATTTTTTTAAGCTTTTAGAGAGTGTGAAAACTGCTCCCATGTTCATCGGTACCGCTACACATGATATTTCCACTAATCTAATATCTGTTATCTCTCTAATTGTTTGTATTTCACCGTCAATTTCCTTCTCATAAAAGTTAGCCTTGTTTACATAGTATCATATACTGAATCAAGTTATTGTCTTATTCATAATCATCTCAAATACTCAATCAGTGTCGTTTAGTATATCAGCCTCAATATATAATCATTCTGGTTTCACCTCATAACTTGTAGGTATACCTATTGGTTTATCTGGATTATGCATTAAGAGTATCTTTAATTCTTTCATATCCTCATCTATATGTGTGAAGGCTTGAGGTGTTACTACATCCAACCCCCTATCAACTGCTGGAGTGCTAGCGAAACCCTTTATCTTTATCCCCTTCCCCTTACTCTCTACTGACTTAAAACTTATTTGAAAGAAGTTCAGATTATCCTTTCAAAGATTGCTACTCAGATTATTCATATATAAATAGTTAATTATTAAATAGTTTTGTATGTATGATAGCACCTACAATTTATATCGTGACTCGGTGCATAAATATCGCCCGTTCAACTAAATCTAGCGTCAAGAGAGATCCGCCCGTCACTTTCATTTTGCCTGTGTGTTGCTCTTACTTTCAGATCACCACTTGTATGCCGGTGCTTAACTACTTTAAATCAGTCCTCCTGTAGTTTCACCGCTGGTAAGTAATTAGCATATCCATAAGCTCGTCACACCTCATTGACAGCTATCATATTAGCCCTTGCCCTACTAAATACAAATGGATTTGTCTTTTTTATCTTCGTACCTATCTCTGTATAACTTAATCATTTATCTATTCCTTCCGTGACTATATTCGTCAACTCCATAATGGTTGTATGTGTAATACTCCCCTTATAGTTAGATAATTGATTAATCATAACATCCCTTAAATATTTGCTAGCTGGTGAAGTTTCTATATCAAATCTTAAGTTATAGTCTGTAAGTGGCTGGTCTTTGACTGCCTGCTTCATAACTTTAGGCAATACTCATTGTAAATATTCAGGGATATTCCTCTTGATAGTATCAACAAAAAACCTCACTATATTAAATACTCATTTTTTATTTATTGTCAAATAGGCTATAAAATCTCGTTGTTGCCCCTTCAGTATTTTAGCTATAGCCCTACTGCTCATGCTAATCTTTCTGTTTAAATATAAATTATCCATTTGTAGGTTTATTTATTCTTAATGTAGGGTCGACTACCGCTAAGTCGTCAATTAGCATCGTATTAGCTGGAACTGTTGGAGTATTCATTATATCATCTTCTATAACATCATATCATAAAAAGTTCCTTGCCTCATTCCTTGTCCATATTCACTCTGTTATATTCTTAATTGCTACGTCTGTTTTACTCTCTATATCGTCTAATATATTAGTATCTATCTTTATAACATATCAATCAGCGAAGTCTTCGTTTATAAGTTTTGTAAATATAGCCGTTAAGCTTTCTGCATATGGAAGTATAGTATTATTGACAAACTTCTTATATTGTGTGTTTGCATTTGAATAATTAACACCATCCGTATAGTTTAATATTATCTTTGGTACTCACAAAGAAGCGCATATCCTTTCTGTTGTATACTTCCTTTGTTCTAAAAAGTCCATATCCTTGTGGCTCTGGTTCATTTGTTTTATATCTACAATGTTGGCGCTAGCTAAGTTCTTGTGCTTGTTATGGCTTCACTCTAGTTGCACTCTTATACTTTCCATTACCGCTTTTTGCTCGTCTACTGATAGTCCCGACTCTAATACATATAAAGCACTTGGTAAGGCATCGTTTTGAAAGAAGTAATAATTTGATATACTTGCCTCCCTATCACTCATAACATCATACGCGACTCATTCGAGACTAGATAGACCATATATCAAGTTATCGGGGTCACTGATAGTCTTATAGTGGAATACTTCCTCCGTACCTATAACCATCTGCTTATTAACTTTTGGATCATAATATGTATACCTCACTACATTATATTCTTCATCTGTTATGACTGATATATATCTAGTATCAAGGACCTTATAAGCTATAACTTGCCCCCTTACGTTTCTTTCTTTCAATATAAAAATATTCCCAGACACTATTAAATGCTTTAGTACTTCATTTTTTAGGTGAGAAAATTGACTATTACCGTTTAACACTGCATCAATTGTTAAGTCCTGAATAGTTTCAAATCAATTATTTGTTTCCGCTTGTAGTATATATTGTCCGCTTATAGCTTGTTGTATCTCTTGTATACATCTATTTACATCTGAGTTTCACCTATACATCTTATAAAACAAATTCATATTGATTGCAAGGTCTACCCCTACATTGTTTTGGAATAAGTTATTTGGTGCCCCTACAGAATTAACTAATTGCTTGGTTTCTGGTCTGTTAATCCTAAACAACTTCTTTATAGTCTTAAACATAAAAAATTATATATATATTAAAATCATCATACAAATACCTCTTGTCGCTTCCCCCCGAAACTGTAAACCATTGAGTCCACTTCATCATCGTGCTCTACATCCGGGAATGATAATAGTTGGTCTATTAAACTGTAAGTGGTAGGTTTATTAAATAATATTAGTCACTGCTCGAAGTCCCCTTGCCGTTCTAGTAGTCGTGTCACCTTGTCCTTATGTGGTGTTATATCTTGTGTTGCTATACCCTTCATTTTAAATAGTTTACTCATAACTTGTTGAAATGCAACTGTCTCAATTATAACCTTATTTGCGGTCCATTTCTTGTATAGATTATATACTGTATTTGTAGCTTTAAACGGGTCTTTATCTTGTCATTTTAGCGACAATGATTCCAGTATATACTTCTTGCCTCATAATATGCCACATACTGTAATAGCAAAATTATCGCTGTTGGTCTTCTCGCTAATAGCTGGATCCACTCATATATATATCTTGTCGAAGTTCTCCCCTTTATATTCAAAATATCTTATATGTTCGCTCTTTATAATAGTATTAGCTACTTGTAATGGGATATTCATAAATTCCTGGTTGTATAATGTTGTTCCTATAGCCTTTTTTCTTTCTTCTAATGCCTGCAAACTCCAAAGGTCTCCCCATAGTGGCTCTCAATTATTAACCGCTTTGTATTCTATCGTTTTCCATTGTTTCGTGTCTTTGATGTACTTCACCATACACATAGTACCGACAATAGTTCAAAGTATACATATTTTTCCGCCGGGCAGGAGTGTATTGTATAATGAAGAAAAGAACCAAGTCCTCGTCTTTTCTACTATCATCTTATTCATAACATCTTTATTTTCGTCTATATCATCAACTATTATTCGTTTAGGCCTTTTCCCCCTTACAGGGTTCCCTTTACTTAATGTTTCTATAATCTCTCAATTTGTAAGCTCTAACATCTTCTCCTTCCATCTTCTCTTAATGTTATCATGTTCCTTTACTTGTTGTGTCGGCACTAGCACTCAGAACACCTTTGTAATAAGTAAATTAGTTTCTAACTCATACCTTATCTTTCATAGAGTTTCACTTCAAAGCCCCGCATTCGCTATATATAATTGGGAGCTGTATAGCTGATATACTAAAGAATGTATTATATCAATAATAACTGTTGTGGTCTTTCAGTGTCATCTAGGGCATATTATATTTATATTATCTTCCCCTCATAATGCTTTATATATCTCCTTATGGAAATGTGGTGTACTCTTGCCTTTTAGATTTCATAAAAAGAAATCACCAAAAAAAACTTTGTCGTAATACCCTTTACTATAGGCATATTGACAAAGTTCTTGTTCGCTTAATTTTCAAATACCAAAAGCCTCAATACCTCTTAACTGTGACTCTGTTAATCTAATCATAAATCTTTTAATCTGTTATATAACGGGTTGTCGTTGTCAACCTTTATCCTATTGCTTACCTCATCTGTTGTTTCTCATAACTCCAATCTCATATGCTTCAACGCCTCAGTTATTTCCCTTACCTGTAACTTGCTAACCTTATCTTGTCATATAAGTCTTTGTCCCAACTCTTGCAATCAAGCTATTCTAGCCGTATCTACGTGCCTTAATGCCTTCTTCCATTTCCTTGCCCTCTCTGCTTCATACTCCTTGTTGGCTTTACTTATCTGTTTCATTTTATACTTCTCTTTCTCCATTGCCCAACCTTTTGTCTTTATAGCTATTGTCGCATTGTATATTTTGTATAAATCATTGAAATATTGTTTTATTTGAACGTAGTCTGAGGCGAAAAACTCTTGTTTGATTTTCGCCCAATCATATCTTCTCCTTGGCATAATATTATCTTAATAATAAACTTAAATCCGTATTCCTATTAATGCACTTTATTTTTTTATTAATCTAATAATGTGTGAAATAAACATTTCTCATCAGCAGTAGCATATTTTTTACTTATCCTAGTTAACTGTCAATACCTGTTCCATTTCTAGTAATAGATCGTATGTTCTAGCTTTTAAACTATCACCAAATACAAGTCTATGATCTCATAACTTAAAGACATCTCACTCCTTTAACTCTATCACTATATAAACTATTAACTAATAAACTATTAACTAATAAACTATTAACTAATAAACTATTGCCTGTATGCCTTAGAGAATAGAATAGCAAAGCTCATCTCCCCCCTTACCCCCCAATACTATTAGTATTTTAAAAGGAGGATTAACTTCACCTAAAAGGTCTCAAAGGCATGACACTCATATTGTTTAGATTACTAGGGTACTTTTCCGTTTATAGTTTTTCAAGTTATAAACCGTGTGATCTCCATACACGCCTTCTTGCCTATAGATATATAGCGTCGCAAGGTTGTAAAATCTCACTCCATTCTTTATAGTCATATAGAGTGGACCAGTTCCTATTGTCTACAACTATCAACAGGGGCCCCCAGCTTTCGCCTTAGACTTAATCTAAGTAGTAGTATATTAATATAATGATATAAGTCAAAAGAAAATAAAAATGGCAATAAGATTGAACTTATTACCATTTTTATTAACTAAACCCAATTATTGTTTTTACTATATTTAACTTGCTTCTTGTATCTTGTATCCTTGAATACACTTCTTATATACCCGGGGCTCATTCCCCTTGATATCCAATAAGCAACTGGATCAGGTTCTACACTAGATAAGAGTATATTTTTTTGTATTGTTTCGTCTTTCAGCATGGTATCTACAAGTCTCTTAGCTTCATCTTTAAGCGGAGTTTGTCTAGATTTAATCTTACAGTATTTACACATACTAGTACCTCTAGCGAAGGCATAGTTTCAATACGAAGTATTACACTTGCTACATATATGCATTAATTTAATAATTAAGTGTTAAAATATTTTAGTTCTTGAATAAGTATTTAGCAATTAAATTATAATATTCATTAGTATTACTTCATCTAGTCCTAATAAACTCATCATCATTTAATAAGTTCTTTAATGCTATAGTAAATTTATTTTCAGTATTAGACCAGAATATTCACTCAATAAATGATACAAGTATAGATATATCAAGTTTCTCTTTATCTGTGTACTTAGGCAACTTCTTTATTCTTCTACTAATATATCAACAGCGCCGATTACTACTTGGCATACTATCATTTGTCCTTATAGAATTAATTGTATATGAATTATCTTCAGTATTATACATCATCCTCTTTATTATTTCATAGTTCATTATTATTTAAAATTATTAAATAAAATTATCAGTTCTCAATTATATCATTTATTGCATCTTGTATCTCATATCTTAAATCCCTAGATGCATCACCATCTTCTATATCATCTAGTTCTCATAGTAGATCATCTAGTCAGTGTCAGTCTCTTCTATCATATAGATCATCAGCTCTATCTCTAATATTGTCTAATGTTCACATAATTAATTATTGTTTATATAATAATATTCTCACTCATTTGTAACAACAAACTCACGGGTTATACCTCATTTACTAAATGTATTCTTAACATCATATCAATATATGTTATGTATATCTTTAACAATAGATATAGCAGGCTCATTTGTTTTGAATACAATTGATATCAATCATCAGTCCATCTTAACTAATGTTACAGGATATGAATTTAATTTAGTACATAAATTATATCAGCCATTTTTATTGCTTACAATAAGTCAATCAGAGATTATCTTATCTTTACTATGATACACTTCAATAAAATTGCAATACTTATATTTACTAAAACATTCATAACAAGTATGCATATCATCTTCACTCCTATACTTAACATCTTTAGAAGTAATGTTACACCTACCACAAGTATATATATAGATATCATTACAGACATCAGCTATTAATTTATCATTAGCATAATATACTCATTGTAATAATGATGAGCGTTCGTCATACTCATTAGTTATGTTATATCAATAAGTATTATGAATCTTCTCAAGCATAGGATTTACAGGAGTATACAATGATAAACAAGATATCTTAACATCATCTCAAGACTGCTCTATAGTTACATTAGATATTTCACTAGTTCATATGTTATATTTAAAAATATCAATATCATATTCTCATTTGGTTTGGGTAATATTAGGGAAAATATACCCATAGTTAAAACTAGGGCCTCATTTATAAATAAATAGATGCTCAACAGACTTAAACATCTGTCAAGCAATAGTTATATTATTCTTACAATACATAGTATTAATTATTAATAATAAAATTTATCATATCAGACACCTCATATTCTAATTGTTTAACTTCTTCATTATTATTACTTGGTTTAGATATGATATGCTGTAATTCCCTTTGTAATCTAGTGAGTGATACTATATCTCACTCACTACTATATATATTAAATTTTCTAATTATTTCTTCCATATTATTATATTTTAGAAATAGTATTTATAACCTCGCTTATTCTCCTTTCAGTGTCTTCCTTCTCTCACTCTTCGAAATATCAAGGGTACTGCTCTATAGTACCTTGTATAACTTCTAAATCATTAAGTAAGTCTTCTAATTTTCCCCTTACTTCGGCTATTTGTTCTTGTACTCATACTGATATTATTCATTCAGCATTAGCGATTACTGCGTCAACCACATTATCACCTATGTTTGCTATATCCATATTGCTCATAATTATTATTAGTTATAAAATTAAATTATTTAATAGTTAAGCTACTACTTATTATCTACTAGTTTCATCACGGATCCAGCTCGCCACTTTTGCAAGTGCTTTTTCATTAATATAGTTTATAGCATCTGGATTTTTATTTATAGCATATATACACATCTCTACAGATGGTTCAGGAATATTAGCTATTAGTTTGTAATTTGTATTAATAATATATTTTTGTATATTTTTAGATATCATATCAGAAGGTCACAGTGTGCACGCTTCAAACTGATTAAGATATTTTTTTATTACTAACGGCTCTCAGTGCCTAGCCATTCTAACTATATCTTTATTAGTAAAGTCTTGCCCCTTTAAGATCTTTATATTTTCAAGCTTTCAGTATACACATACGTCAGCCACCTTATCATTTGAAAAATTAACTCATCAATTATTAATTAACTCTTTTATGTTTTCAAGTTTACCATTACAACATATATATGCTATAGTATTATTAGCATAGTCTTGTCAACTTAAGGCTTTTATATTTTCAAGTTTTCACTTAATACATATCCTTGCTACATTATCATTATAGTAGCAAGATCATTTCAAAGCTTTAACATTATCTATCTTACCATTAATACATATATCAATTATATTAGGGTTATCAAATACACATCATTTTAAAGATTGAACTACATCTATTTGTCATCTTTCTATAATATCTTTTACATCATCAAATCATTCAGCAACAGGGTGTAACGCTTGAAGCATTACAT